TGTTGAATTCATTTGCTCAACAAACTCCATAAGTTCTTTCTTAGTGCAGTTTGCAGCCTCCCAAACTTCGTCTTCAGTATAAACTTTGTCAATACATGTTGCAATTAAATCAAAAGATCTATCTGCTTCAGTTTCAGAATCAAAGTTATCTTTAACGAACTGTGTTAGTGACGGATATGCCATCTCAAGCATAATAGTATCATCTAGTCTGATCTGTTGATCATGACCCTTTTCCTTATGAACTTCAATATCATCAACATTAATTTGAACAGTTACAGTACTCTCACCGTCATCGGGACAAATCAAATTAACCTCAATATCTTCTCCAACAGATTTTCCACGAATGTTCAAGAATAGGTATTCAATATCAAAGGTTGGAAGTTTTTCAACCTTGATACCTTTTGTTTTGATACAATTTTTAATAACAGTCTTCACTGCATTACTAATTTGTTTCTGACTTTCAGACTCCAATGCGTATAGGAGAACCTTTTCTTCTTTAACTAGGAATGGTCTATATTCAATCGTTTGTCCTGTTGAAGGCAACTCTAGTTCAAATGTTGGTGTAGCAATTGTTGGTAATGGCATAGTATTTCAACTCAGTAATTTTATTTATTAGGCTAATCCTTGGTTAGGATCATACCCATCTCCTGTCAAACCGTTTCTTACAGTAGGAGGAAGTCCGACATTTTCTTCGGAAGCTTTAGGTTTTTCTTCACCAGGAGAACTGGAATTACCTTGAATAGGTTCGGTGAAGTACTTTTGATAATCCATAGTTACAGTCATTGTTAAGAAATCAGTTGGTCCTTGAGATATTGGAATACTTGTGATAGCAATCGGAAACGCATTTAAGAAAGTATATTTTAGTGATTTTTTAGATCCTGATGGAGAGAAACTATCCTTTTCATACTTAACAATGGATAAATTTTGGCACATATAATCATTCGTAAAAGGGACTCTATAACTTTCGTTGATCTGATCCCTATTATAAAAGTTTTGTGTATCATTTTCACCACCAATATATCCCATCCATCCTTCAAACATTCTTAGGAGAGTATATTCCCTATCAATGGCAAACGTAAAATCAATTTTACCGTCAAATTGTCTACGATATACATGTCTCTCAGTAATTCCAGTATAATCATTTGTAATTTCATGAGTTGCAAGACTAGAACCTGGCAACGTGGTATCAATACAAGCAATTTCTACTAAATTTTGATATTGTGATGTATTGACTCCATACTGTGATTTTACGAATTGTTCTGCTTTACTTGGTATTTTAAAATATACGTGATAATAGTTAGTGGATGCATAGTTACCCATCCTGGCTTTGACATCAGCCATACTAAATTTCTTTGGTCCAGTGGCTGCCATTACACTATAAATAAAGATACTTCGTTATACTATGTATAAGAGATGTCGAAAAGCATCAAGAGTAGATTTAAACCTTCAAACACTCAAAAGTATGTGGGTGATGTAAATAATATAATTTGTAGAAGTTCGTGGGAAAGGAGATTCTGCAATTGGTGTGATACTAATGAAAGTATTTTAGAATGGGGTAGTGAAGAGTTTTGGATACCCTATCGTTCTCCTGTTGATAATCGAGTTCACAAATACTTTCCAGATTTTTTCGTTAAGGTTCGTGAAAGAGATGGTAAAATTAAAAAGTATGTAATTGAAGTAAAACCACATAAACAAACACAACAACCTAACCCAAAACCAAAACGTAAGACTAAATCATGGTTGTATGAGGTAAAAACATACGCAGTAAACCAAGCAAAATGGAGAGCAGCAACAGAATTTTGTGCTGATCGTTTACTTGAATTTAAAATTATAACAGAAAACGAACTTGGCATTAAGAGATGAACCGAACTGCAGAATTAGGAGCACTAATCGATACCTTTTCTGATCCAGATGATTATATGACTGCAGTTCTTGAAGTTTTCACTGAGTCTGAATATATTCCAGAACCAGGAAATTATTATACATTTGTTTATCTTGCAAAAACTCCCAACATTATTTACGATCAACATCCATTAATTGCCTGCACTTCTATTCATTCTTGGGGATTCACTGGGTTGAACTTTCATTTAAGTATGCCAAGACGATATACTTGGCAAGAAGTTATTGGTAAAGTTCATCGGGTATATAATGAAGAGATTGAATATATGAAATCAATACCATATCAAAAAACAATCCTAAATAGCTGAATAACAGCCTCCACTAGATGACCTACCAAGAGAACAAACAACATACTCTTAGTCTAGATATTGATGTGGGCAAGGGTTCTAAGGTACAAAATAAAAAATTTAATATACCAATAGTCTATAAGTTTCCATCTTCTAGTGATGGTGGAGTAGACCAACTGGTAAAACAAGATGGTGCATATGAAATTTATACAAACATTAACGGTATAGAAACATTAGTTGGAAGAGGTGGATCAGTCAAAGATAACGGACAAGTTACTATTACAGACAGAGAAGCATTACTACAATCTACAAAAAATCTTCCTGGTGGTCAAAATATTACTCAAAGAAGATTAAATTCTGCGATGGCCAATGGTGGGAATGCAGATTTGCAGAGAAATGGTACAGAAAAAAGAAATGCTAATCTATCGATTGCAGATCAACAACAACTGATATCTAGTAGTGCATTAACTGTTACCGAAATAGAATCAAACTCTTTAACTGCCACAGAGGTTGAAACTTCAGAAGAAGAAGATGACACTGGTTCTGATGATGATACTGATGGTGAAACCACTGAAGATTCAGTTCAAGAAACTGCCACAGAATCTACGAATCCAATAACATTTAAAACACAATCATCTCGGGATTTTGGTACATTACAGTTTCCTGAAAAAATGGTTAAACTTGAACAAGATTATATAAAATTTGCAACCCATAGATATGAACCACAGACATTTAAAAGTGCGGGTCAAATAGGTTTTGATAGTGCAGGTCTTGGTAAATTAGAAGGCACGTGCTATTTGGCTATATCAGGTGGTGCTGAAGATGGTAATGCTGTTGGTTGGGGAAATAATGAAGTAAATCCCTTAAAGGCATTTGCATATGAGGCAGCTTATAATGCTATTATTGATGGTGGAGAAGGTCTTGGTAGATCTTTAAATAATGCAAAAACTGCTCTTTCTGGTAAGAGTGCAGAAGCAAAGAAATTTATTGCAATGCAAGCTGCTCAAGCAGCATCTCAAACAACAAATATGCTCTCCAGAACTAGTGGTGGTATTTTAAATCCAAATATGGTTTTACTATTCCAAAAACCAGAGTTGAGAAATTTTTCTTTCTCATATCAATTACGACCAAGAAACGCTGCCGAGGCAGTAATGGTCAGAAGAATTATTAGAATGTTTAAGCAGTCGATGTCAGTGAGAAAAGAGTCAACAAATCTTTTCTTACTTGCACCAAATGTATATAAAATTTCTTATCATCGAGGTGGACAATCAGGTGATAGTAATCACCCATCAATTGGTAGACCTAAAGTTTGTGCTTTGAAATCTGTAAACGTTAATTATATTCCTGATGGAAGTTATATGACTTTCAATGATCCTGCAGCAACAATGACTGCATACACTATGTCATTATCATTTACAGAAATGGAACCACTATATTATGATGATTATGCAGACATACCTACAGACCAAATAGGATATTAATCATGGCAAACTACTTTAAAAGACTACCAAACATAAAGTATCAAAATCTTTTGGAGTTAGATTCTCCTGGATTAAAAGTTGATGCTAAAAATATTTTTAGGAGAGCAAAACTTAGAGAGGACATTTTAAGTCAAACAACTTACTTTGAAGATTATTTTATTGTTGGTGATGAAAGGCCAGATAATGTTGCAGAAAAAGTTTATGGTGATTCTGATTTAGATTGGGTAGTTTTAATTACTAATAACATTTTAAATATCCAAAACGAATGGCCAATGCCTACAAATTTATATAATGATTTCCTACTAGAAAAATATGGAAGTTATGAGGCAATATATGAAGTTCATCATTACGAATCTAAGAGAATAAGAAATTCTAATGGTACAGTAGTTTTTCCAGCAAAAATTATTGTGGATCAAAACCATAGAGTTGAATACTATGATGGTGATTTAGGGCAACATGTAACTCTTGAAGATTGTTCTTCTCCAATCACAAACTACACATATGAAGAAAGAATTCAAGAACAAAAAAGAATAATCAAGATACTAAAACCATTATACTTAAATATTGTATTTGAAGATATGGATGAGATCATGTCATATAGAAAGGGTTCCACTGGTTTTATCAGTAGAACCCTTAAAGATACAGAATCTATTTAAATATTAAACTATAATATGCTGCAATAACTAAGAGGGTTAAGCAAACCCTCTCATAAGTTAATCTCAATCTTCTTCAGCAAGTTTTTGGAAGAATGATAGTGCATCATCATCTTCTCCAGTAGTAGTTTCCAGAGAAGGTTCAGGTGCAGGAGTTGGAGCAGAATTGAACTTGGGAGTGAAAGAAGTTTCTTCACCACGGTTCTGACGACGGAAGTCTGCTTCCTCTTCTACAGTTTCCTGATCTTGGAAACGAGGAGTACCCTTGTTACCTAGAACATAGTCAAGACGAGTCTTCAGTTCATCATAAGTCTTGAACTGATCTGCTGCAGTTAGAGACTCTAATGAGTACTCTTTCTTCCAAACTGCTTCTAGTGCATCATCATCATTTAGTAGAGCACCAGGACGATCAAACTCAGAAGAATCATAGTTCCAGTAACCTGCAACTTTCTTGATCTTCAGTTTGAAGTTAGCACCTTGCCAGAAGTC